ACTCCGACATAGGCGGGGGTCTTACAGTAGATGAGATGGCGCGGGAGTTTGATATGCCCGCAGTCATAATCAGTGAGTACATACGGGTCAACAAGTGGAAACACGGTATGCAGCCGTTCACTGATGAAGAAGTTGTTACGCACACGCTTGACGAAATGGTTGATAGGTTCCTAGACATACGCAAGATGGAGATTTTGAAGAAGGCTGAGAAGAAGAAGTGGCGGCAGATAGAAAGGGATGCCGAGCAATTCACTCTGCTGAGAGAAGGTCTTTCTGATTCATTCTTTGATATTCTAAAGGGGCACAAGCCCGCTTCTGTAAAGAGCAGACCAATGGTTATTGATAAAAACTACGCCGTGGTTCTCTCACCCACCGACCTACATTTTGGTAAGTATGGGTGGGTTGATGAAGTGGGGGTGTCCTACGACCTAGATGAGGCACGCGCACGTGTGTTAGAAAAGA